CTTAGAAGAGCACTCAAAGTTCTTATTTCTGGGGCACCACATCCAGTTAGCCTTATCAAATTTAAGACTAGGGTCGTTCCAGCACCCATTACACACAGACTCGTTAATGATTCGGTAAGGGGTGTCAAACTCCGCAAAAGCTTTGCTGAATCCGCTAATTAATACCGTTGGTTTATTAAGCGCCCAAGATAACCAAGATAGCCCCGAACCTAAGCCAATAAAAAATTCAGAATTATATATTTGCGACATTCTGACCTCCAATGGAATGTTTCCGGTCTTATCTATCGCGCCCTTTGGAATAAAGTTCATCCTTTGTTTTTCGTTACCGAAAACAGGGAATCGGTCAATGCACCAAACATCGTACCCCTTACTATTTAAGTACTTTATCAGTGCCTCCCAACCTTTCTCATTATTCCAATACTTGCACTGAGCAGTGCTTTGAGTAGCGATAGTAACGTATTTTTTATACTTCTTGGTTGAATTTTGAAACGTTAAAATTGGCTTTTCTTCTTTAAACTCCAGCCCAAGAACTGAACTTGCTACCTGTTGTAGAGGAATCGTGCGCGGATCAATCGGATTTTTGTTTTGCCAATCTTGTAGCGGATAACCGATATTATAAACCGCATAGTAATCATCTGTACTTCTAACATCAGAAACAAAATTAATATTACTATACGAAGAATCAAGAATCTGAGCTAACTCTTTGTTAAACACTAAAACATCTAATTTGCATTCGTGTTTAATTTGAAATCTGTCAGCTTGACCAGTATAAGCCAGAATATCTCCAAGGCTTTGCGAATCAATAACCACCAGCACCTTCTTATCTTTAAGGTTTAAAACTTGATCAAACACCGTTTGACCGCCTGACTCTACTAGGATTCGCCACTCAACGTAGTACGAAATCGTTGACTTCGACCACATATTATTCTTAATTTCTGAAGAATAAGTAATCTCACCAGTCTTATTATTAATAAACTTTACGGTATAACTCTGATCAACTGGGCCGTTTATTGACACCTTAGCGGAATCAGTAAATGATACTTCGATAGCATTTTGAGCCTTTCTTGGTTCCTTAGACGACTTCTCAGTCATTGAGTAAATTTGCATTAAGCTGTCTTTCATAGGCTTTTTATCTTTTTAATGTTTTCCTTAAAGTCGCCATCTTTTAAATAACCAACTCCAGAGAACTTGTCGTACATATTCTTATAGGCTGGTAGATTATAAATTAAGCAGGGCAGTTTCCAAGACAAGGCTTCCCTGATAACCAGTGGCGATGTTTCTTTTTTTGAGGTGAATACCATCAAATCGGCAGATTGGTAAAACTTATCCACATCGCTTCTTTCGCCCCAAATTAAGCAGTTACTTGGTAAGTCTTTCAGAATCGGCTCCCAATACTCTTTAAAGTTAATTGCCATATTACCAACAAAATGAAATTGAATCTTCTCGCCCACTAGCGCGCGCGCGTATTCTATTAACTCTTTTTGGTTCTTACCCTGAGTAAAAAGTCCAACGTTTAATACGTGCTTTATATCGCCACTTAATCCCAATTCTTTTTTAAAACTTTTATCTGGGTTTTTAAAGTCTATTGGGTACTCAACTATCTCATAACTAACGCCCATCTTTCCGTATAATTCAGCCTGCATTTCAGAAACAAAAATGAACTTATCCGGTAGGAAAATCTTACTTTCAGCCTTGTAATAAATTCCGTGACTGGTTTCAAATATTAAATAATTCCTACTTTTGCTGTATATTTTATACAGCATTTCGTGAGAGACAAACGTTTCTGGAAACTCCTCGAAATGAACTACATCTGGACTTATATCTTTTATAAGCTCGATCAGATATTCATCTGGCTTTCCAGAAGCAGAATAAAACCTATCTCCGAGTAAATTTTTAATCTTATTCCTTTGAACCACATAAGCGTCTCCCAAAAACTTATGCTCTATGCAGTAAATTTGAAACAATGAGTTTAAGCTTTCTATCTTTTTTAGAAGGTATTGAGGAAGACCTCCTGTGGATAGATGAGGAGAGATATAAACAATTTTCATTAATCTGGCAAAGACCAATGCATGAAAAGTTGAACAACACATTCATTTGGCTCACAAATTAATGGCTGTCTCCAATGTTGCATTTTTGTTCCTAAAATCAAAATTCCCTCTCCAACATTTGTGTTTGCAGCAATTTCATTGCCCTTTTTATCTATGCAGTACAAAGGCCATTCTTTTTTTAAAGTAGAAAACAAATTTACTGAAAGGGTATAGTCCAAACCTGGTCGATCTACATGCTTTCCAAGTAAGCCTCCATTATAATATATTCTGGCATATGTATGCTTATCTTTCCATTGAACTCCAATTTTTTCAGAAACATCTTTTGATATTAATCTCAAATAATCATCAAATCTTTTTATTGATCCGAGTCCATAAGAAGGCTTAAAAACACTTGGATCTGAGTTTGCCGCTGCCAATTGACCTCTATTTTCTGCTGTTAACTTATTAGAAAATTTTAAATAAAAAAGCTCTTTTGCAAATTCTTCGCATGTTTTATGGTCTATTATTCCTTTTAGAAAAGAATACCCAAATTCTTCAAATTTTTCTTTATCATGCGATAGTGTATAACATGGAATTTGAGCTTTTTTCTGATCAAAAACCCCTTCTCTGGTCCAGATTACAATTATATATTTTGTGCCAGAAATAACTGGAAGACCAGCGTGATTTGATTTTTCATTAAGCTCTCCATTGACTTTTAAATTCCTCCAGTTAAATAAAGTTCCAATTGTGGGCTTTACTCTTAGTTCGTACTTCGGGAAATCTGTTTCGCCTCCTTCAAAATTTTCATTTAGATAGAGAATAGAAGAAAAGACTCTTTGTCCGCCTCTAACAAGATGACTCTTTGAGCTTTCTGCATTAGGATTAAAATAATCAAAATGATGCTTGTACTCTCCTCCGACATCATACTTAATAAAATGCGGCGCCTCTTGGTTTTCAATCGGCAATCCAGTTACAGAAGATACTATATTTTTTAGCTTTTGTATAACCTTATCTTCTTCGGTTTTTATCCAAGTCCCATTAGCTATTCGACCTTTGCTCTCTACGCCCTCTTTTTGTCCAACAACCTTTAATTTTTGAAGCTCAAGATCGTATTTTTTTATTAAAGCCTCACACTCTTCTTTGGAAAGCAAATTTTTTAATTCTAATATTTCTTGTTCCATATCTTATGCTATGTTATTTTTTCGTATTTCCAATAAAAACTATGCAGTCTATTCCAGTCGGCAGACTCTTTTTCCCAAGGATATAAATCATACACATATTTTCCATAATCAAAATTTATTCCTTTTCTATGAAAATCTTGCTTTTCGTTTACTCCTCTAATTATATTTATATAGTCAGTATAAGTAGATAGCCTGCTTCCAAGAAAAACTTCTGCCTCCGAGCATATGACCTGATCTAAAACCATAGCTTCATAATTCTTTAGATCTTTAAAGAAATCTTCTAAAAAAAATATTTTATAATCTTTTTTTAAAAAATCAAAAACTGTTTTATCCTTCTCGTCCGTAGCTATATACAATGGACTGCTATTTGGAATTTTGTTTTTTAAATTAAATTTAAGTTCAATCATTTGATTCTCTACTGATTCTTTTCTTGCTGTTAAAAAATCATTTCTTCTTACATGTATTGCGTTAAAACTTTTTAATATATTTTTTACTTTTTTTCCTTCTTCAAAAAAATAATTTTTATATTTTATTCCATTTATTATTTTATTTTTTATTAAATTTCTTTCAATCGGCCCATTCCCGTAGACAAGATAATAAAAATACCCAAATAGATTTCTTGGAAAGTGTATGTATTTATCATCCATGTTTATACATATTCCAGATCTTTCTTTTGCAAATTTTATATAATCATTTTCATATTGTTTTTCACAAAATATAAAATTATTTTTATTTATAGATTTTTGAGGAATTTTCCATTCATGGTATTCCTCTGTAAATAAAATTAATTTTGCTATATTTTCAACTCCATGAAAATAATGAATTTCGTTTTCTAAAGACTTATATTCATCGACATCATTGTAATCAATGCAATCAAAATTTTTAATAAATAAATCTTTATCTAAAACATTCCATATATCAAAAAAAGATTTTTTATTTTGCCATTCAGAAAAAAACAAACAATATATTTTATAAGGAATTATAAGTTTCCTTTTTGTAATAATGCTTATTGCCGCCGCCATTTCGTAAGACATCCTTATATTGCAAAATCCTCCCCACCAAGGGTCAAAAGATATAAAATTTTTTCGCATTTTAATTCTCTTGTTCTGGTGGGGGTTCTGGAACCGGCTCGGGTTCTGGAACCGGCTCGGGTTCTGGAACCGGCTCGGGTTCTGGAACCGGCTCGGGTTCTGGAACCGGCTCGGGTTCTGGAACCGGCTCGGGTTCTGGCGGTGTTGGCTCTGGAGTCGGCTCTGGAGTCGGCTCTGGCGGTGTAGGCTCTGGAGTCGGCTCTGGCGTTGGTGTAGGCGTTGGCTCTGGAGTCGGTGTGGGTGTTGGCTCTGGAGTCGGCGTTGGTGTAGGCGTTGGCTCTGGAGTCGGTGTGGGTGTTGGCTCTGGAGTCGGTGTTGGTGTAGGGGTTGGCTCTGGAGTCGGTGTTGGTGTAGGGGTTGGCGTAGGGGTTGGCGTAGGCGTTGGTGTAGGTACAGGAACTGGAACTGGAACTACATTCAAATAAACTTCTCTTGTGCCCTCTGTATTGGCTGTCAGCCCAGCGCCATTATCTACATAGCACGCATAATACTGTTCATCCGTTTCAAGAATAGTGTTAAATATAAGTTGTGCGCTTGACTGTCCACTGATATGCCCACCGCTAAATGTAACGTAAGTTGATCCATTCCACTTCTTCCAAAGGTAATTAACGCTCGGTCTGCCTGACGCAGTAATAATTAATTTAACTACATCGCCAACATCGACATCAAAAGACTGTTCGTTTGATGTGACCGCAGTCTGGGCGCCATCTTCATCGACTACGACCTCACTGATATTGACGTAGTTGACAGTAAGCGTCGAAAGCGAACTATTCACAGTCCCAAGCGATGTCTTCGTACTAGAAACCGCACAGAAGAAATCGCTGTCATGTTCTGACAAAGCTACATTATGAGTATACGTGTTTGAGGTCGAAGACTGGACTAGAACATCATCGTACTCACTTGGCCTTGAAGTGTAGTCTCTTCGGTAGAAATTATAAGTAAGTGTTCCTGCTCCAGCTGCCGTTACCACATAAGACAGTGAGCCGCCCTCGTTTACAGTTGGATTTGCAACTCCATTGCCCAAGAAGCTGGAGATTGAGATGGCGGTCAGGTTTACAGTTAGTGTGCAAGTAACCGAAGTTGCTGCGCTTGTGCCACCAACAGAAGACGACACTACGCAGTAATATTGAGAGCCATTGCTGTCTTCATCGACAGTATCTGCAAAACTTGGATTATTGGCTCCAATTGGCGAGCTATCCTTATACCACTGATAGCTCAGTGTTGCTGAGCCGCCTGCAACAATTGTAAATACTGCCAAGACAGTTTCCTGACCGCTGAGTACGGTAACTGTCTTTGTAGAAGTAAGATTTGTAGTGATCTTCGGATTGATATACAAGATCGCCGCATTTGAATTTACGCTGGCGGCGCTATTGCTCACTACACAGCGATACTGGTAATCTGCTCTTGCTAATTGACAGTTGAATGTAAGCGTAGCTGATGTTATGCCGCTGATGTTAGTTTCCTGTCCACCGCTAAGGTCTGACCAAGAGCCGCCACCATTCGTTGACCTTTGCCATTTGTAAGTCAATCCTGTTGGCTTGCCTTCTGTGGCAGTTACTGAATATGTAACAGCGTCTGCGTCGTTGTAAACCGTAGACGTTGGATGAACAGTGATTGTCGGCGGATAATTTACAGTTAGGGTTGCAGAATTACTCTCTATAGAACCAGAATCGTCCGTAACTACGCACCTGTAAGACCCTTCGTCGGTTGGGTAATCTGCATTTAAAATTTGCAGACTAGTTGATGTTGCGCCTGCTATTTCTCCAGACGAGTTTGATAGATTATCCCAATTGCTTGTTCCAGTGTTATATTTTTGCCACTGATAAAGTAAAGTTCCGCTGCCTGAAGCTGCCACTGTGAATGTTGCCGTATTAGTTTCTAATACAGTTTGGTTAGTTGGTTGAAGAGTTATTTCCAACCCTGTTCTTTTGCGAAAAATATCTTTTAAATCTGTTCCGTTAACCTTAAATCCAGTATTAAACGATATCCTATCTCCTGCACTTGTTGATGCGTGGAATAATCCTGTTAAATCTTGAGTCGAAACTTTAAATTTAGTAGGAGAAGACGCGGCTGTTCCCGCTGTTCCTAAATCTTGAAAAAGCCCGCTTAAATCATATGACTGCCCACTAGCGGAAATATATACCGTATAGTATGTTCTAGTAGGCATGTCATTTTATTTTATTTTTTAATCTTTCAAGTTCAATAGAAAGTTCTTTTATCGCATTAACTAAAACAACGGTAATTTTTGAATAATCTAAGGACTGAGGGAGGTTTTTATCATCTTTTCTAACTATTAAAGGTAAAATTTCATTTACTTCTTCAGCAATAAATCCGATATCATTTTGACTGTCTCTTTTTCTTTTAAATGATACAGGATTAAGTTTTTTTACTGCTTTTAGGCCAGTATTATATTTTTTAATATTCTTCTTAACTCTCTTGGTAGAAGATGTATTAAATGATACGGCGCTCATGTCTGCATCGCTATTTATATCTCCGCTAGCGTCTATTTGTCCTACTCCGGTATTTGTGTTTTGAGGAGTTTTATTAATCCCGATATTACCCATTACCTGAAGATTGCCAGAGTCTTGAGTATACGACCCCCCAGCACTTTGATTTCTAGAAATTTGAACTAATCCATATGTATTAATCAGCACCCGAATTACACCTTTATCTGTGGTTGGGCTTTGATTAGTAAGCATTGTAATTGCAGAATCGTTTCCCTGTCCAGCCTGCAAAACCAAAACACCTCTGTTACCAACTCCAGATGAATTTCCGCATAAATCTATCTGTGCTCCGTGAGTAGATCCGTTATCTTGACCACCAGTTATTGTCAAAATTCCAGAATCATTATCTCTTCTGATTCCAGTTGGAGAGGTAATAACTAATCCACTTTGACTTCCGTCTCCAGAAGCTCCTACGACCGTACCTGATAGTAGCTTACCCTTAATAGAAAGATTTGTTCCATCCCAAATTAGGCTGTTGCCACTGGGATTACCAATAAAAAATTGATAAGTCGCGCCAGCATAACCCAAATAAAATCCAGTTCCACTAAATCCGCTTGTAGTATAGGTTACTCCAGTAGAATTTATTCTTCCGGTATTTCCAATAGTTAAGCCCCCAGAGCCAATTGATACTACATTAGTATCTGTTCCGAAATAGCCAGAAGACGCCTGTATTACTCCTGTAACAGTCAAGGATGTTCCACTCCAATATAAAGAACTAGCCCCTGCCCCCACCCCGTCTGATCCGGTATTTCCAATAAAAAATCTATATTGATTAGCCGCCCTTCCTAAATAGAAACCTGAAGTCATGGTGGGGGTAAACGCGGCCCCGCCCCAGTCAATATTGGCCTTTATTCTTCCTACTGCATCAGCTACGCCAGTTCCTTTTATTTCTAATCCATTACTATCAATAATTACGCCATTGGTCGAAGACGTTCCAAACCATCCGCTTGAAGCTCTAAGCTCACCTTTGATCTTTAAAGTCGCAGCTGAAGTGCTCCATTTTAAAAAGGCATTGGTTTCGCTAAGATCACCAATTCCTAAAATACTTGAACCTGAGATGCCTTCTAGATAAAAACCATTTCCAGAGCTAGAGTTTGTTACGCCATCACTTTTTATAACTGCGCTACCAGCTAAGGTAATCGTTTGAGCAGAAAGAGTGGCGGTTCTAATCTTATCAGCCGTCATCTCAAAAATCTTTGCATTAGTTATTGCTGCATTTTGAATATAAGCGCTACCAATAACAGCATTAGCAAGAGCATTCCAAGCGAGATCGTGAGCACCGCTTGTATTTGTGGCGATCATAAAATGACCATCAGCTAAAGCTGGATTGGTGCTGCTTGTTTGGTAAGTTGTTCCTCCTGTCCAATAAACGTATGTATTGCTTGTGCTACCGGCAGAAATTGTATACGATGCGCCGCCATAAACAAGGGTATGAGAATTCCAAGCAATCGACCCGCCTGATGGCGAATTATCTGTCCAGCTATCTCCTGATAGAACAATTACATTTGCGTATAATTTTGTGGCCGTGACTGCAAAGTTAGAAATATCGGTTGCTGCCACAGTACCGGGAGAGTCCGAAACAACAGTTGACGTTGTGGCGGTTTCATTATCAGAAGTATCTACTGATGTCAGCCAGTAATAATATGTTGTTCCTTGGGTAAGATTTTCGTCAACAAACGAAGAAGCGGCTATCGAAGCATGAGGAGCTGTTGTTCCAATTGTTGGCGGCGTATTTGATGTATTCCTATAAATTCTTACAAATGCCCAATCATCATCTGTGGAATTAGTCCAATTTAAAAATATAGATTTTATCGCACTTGTGATAGTAACAGACGTTGGTGCCGCTGGAGGGGTTGAATCTTTTGCCGTTTGAATGAAACCGGCAGAATTCTCGGCTGTATAAGCGGACGCATTGCCCTGTGCATCTATAGCGCAAACCCTAATCTGATACCAAGTATTCGGCTTCAATCCAGTCCATTCTTTTGTAACCTTTCCATCTGTGCCGACACTGCCTGCTGACTGAGACTCCTCTAAAGAAGCTTCGTATATTTGACCAGCTGTATAGCCAGTTAGAACACCGCCCCCATTGAATTGTGGAGTTCCTGTTACTCTTCTTATATACCAGCCATATCTACTAAGGTCTTCCTCAGTATTCGGTGTTATTTTAGCGGTTATAAATATTTTTTCACTACCATCCGAATCTATTTCGGAACGAGTAGTAAGAGATAAGCCTGTTGGAGTTGCTGGAGGGCTAAGATCTTCCTGCACGACTCCGGGTATCGATGTTCCAAACCCAGTACTTCCAACAAGATTTTGGCGTGATACCTTTTTCGCCTTCTTGCTAGAATTCTGAAAGAAGATAAATTGATCCTGCGAATCTAATACGCCAACTTCCTCAAGGTCTTGAAATCTGTTGCTTCCTGTGGACATATAGATAGTTTACATTAAATGTTACTGGTTATATATCTTGGAGGGGGTTTTATAATTTGAATTATTTGTATATACTGCGATCTGTCCCCAACCCCATAACCTATTTGATTTATCAATTGCATAAGAGGAACCATCAAATTCATCTGGCCTAATGCTTATTTTATAAAAAGAATTATTTCCACAGATTTGTCGTGGGGAAGGAATAAATGCGTTTGTATTTAGTCCTAAAAGACCGCATACGTTATATCCCCACGCCCACGCCTTTCCATCGGTGTCTAAAAACATATATGTGCCATAGCCTGCTCCAATAGCTGCATCGCAAAAATTATTATTTAAACTTCCGATTGTTAATCTTTTAGGAGTCAAAAAATTTTGATTATCTGTAATAGGGTACTGACCATATCCCCATCCCCATAATTTATTGTCTTTATCTATTGCTACAGACAAAGAGTCTGAAGCAAATATCTTACAAAATGTTTTGTTTCCGTAAACAGCCACTGGCGAGGATCTGGGTGTAGTTGAATTATTTCCTAACTGCCCAGAACCATTGCTTCCCCAACCCCAAACTTTACCATTTTTGTCAATTGCAAGAACGTGACTGTATCCAGCGGATATTTGGCAAAATGTTTTGTTTCCAAGAACAGCGACCGGAGTACGCCTACTAGTTACAGAATTATTTCCAAGCTGCCCGTTAGTATTTGAGCCCCATGCCCAAGCTTTATTATATTTATCTATGGCGACCGCAAAT